ATCAGGGCGCCAACTGGAGTGTTTCTAGTGCTAGAGTCGAGCGCCCAAGAATTATCATGCAGATTGGAGGTGTATACAATGGCGAGGAAGGACCGTCGACTGGAACTTGATGCAAAGTTTAAAGAGCTGACCTCACATGTATACTACCAGCCACCCGCATCGGTAGTCATGAAGTACCCCGCAATCAGATATAAGCTGGCCGACCTCAGCATTTCCCCAGCCGATAACATGCCGTATCTTGTAGATGCTGCGTATCAAGTAATGGTTATCGACGCTGATCCGGACAGCGAGATTGCGGAACGTATTTCACAGTTCCCGTATTGTCGGTTGAACACGGCATATGCGGTTGATAACTTAAACCACTTTGTGTTCACAATTTACTACTAAGGAGGTAGTCAAATGTCCAAAATCGTATGGGATAAGTCCGGCGAACATTTTTTTGAGACTGGTGTAGACCATGGCGTATTCTACAGTTATAATTCCCAGTCCAGCAGCTACACACCTGGCGTGGCGTGGAACGGTCTTACCGCTATGAATGAACAGCCTTCCGGTGCAGAACCGACTCCGCTGTACGCAGATAACATCAAGTACCTGAACCTGATCAGTGCCGAAGAGTATGCGCTGACAGCTGAAGCTTACACCGCTCCGGATGAGTTCATGGCCTGCGATGGGTTCGCAGAAGTTGCCGAGGGTGTTGTGATTGGCCAGCAGCCTCGGTCCGTATTTGGTCTGTCCTACAGAACCATGATCGGTAATGACACCGAGGGAACCAAGAAGGGATACAAGATTCACTGTGTCTATGGCTGCCAGGCATCTCCCTCTGAAAGAAGCCACTCGACAGTGAACGAATCTCCTGAAGCTCAGCAGCTTTCTTGGAGCATTTCCACGACTCCGGTTTCCGTTACTGGCAAGCAGCCGACGTCTATCATCGAGATCGACTCCACCAAGACAGATCCGGTCAAGCTGGCAGCGCTGGAAGCCATTCTGTATGGCGGCGAGAACACTGATCCGAGACTTCCGCTTCCGGATGAGATTGTTGAGATCGCTGGTGCCGCTGCGGTTACTGTTAAGCTTACCAGTCTTACTGTCGGTAGCCTGACTCTGATCCCGGACTTTGATCCGACAGTTGACATCTATACCGTTAAGACTACTAATGCCAAAGATGCTGTTACTGCTACAGCTGATACTGGCGCTACAGTATCTATGACGCTCAATGGTTCGGCCTTTACCAGCGGCTCCGAAGCTACTTGGGAAGAAGGAACCAACACCATCGTTGCGGTCGTTACAAAGAGCGGCGCTTCCAGCCGTGCTTATGTGGTGACTGTAACTAAAGAATCTGCCGCATGACTTAATACCGTAAAAATTCAAAATGGAGCCATTTAGCGAGCCTGCTATTTGGCTCCTTCTTTAATTCGAAAGGAGATATCGAAGAATGTTTAAAACTGAAATTAAATACAAGGACTTCCTTGAAAATGACGTAGCAGAAACTTTGAGATTTAACATTAGTGAGGATGAGCTGCTTGATCTGGTTCGTGAAGACGAGCGCTTTGACGCCGGCTATCTCGCTTATGTCGTAGAACAGAAGGACTATCCGAAGATGATGGACATCGTCCGTAAGCTGATCGTCCTGTCCTATGGCGAACTGAGCGATGACGGCAGATACTTTAGAAAATCAGACGACAAGGCTATCGATTTCTTGCAGTCCGCTGCATATGAAGCATTCCGCGATTCTATACTTGAGGAACCCAGTAAGTTCGAGGCGTTCCTGCTTGGCGTGTTCCCGTCCAAGTTCTCACAGATCGTGCAGGCTCGGATGGCGAACCCGAACGCAACACTCGAGGAGCTTACTGCCGGAACCGGGATGGCGCTTGTCGGTAAAAAATAAATTCACGTGGGAGGTGAGAGGATGCTTCAGATTACTGTACCGGCACGAGAGCTTTGGGACGAGCAGAACGAATGTATGCTTTACACCAAAGAAGCTCATTTAAAGCTTGAGCATTCTCTCATTTCGATTTCGAACTGGGAGATGAAGTGGCATATATCGTACTTCGACAAGACTCCAAAGACGGAAGAGCAGGCATTTGACTACATTAAGTGCATGACGCTCAACAAAGAAGTCAGCGATGACGTTTATCTCTGCCTTACTCAGCAGAACGTTAACGCTATCAACGAGTACATGCTGGACCAGATGACGGCTACAACGATTGGCGAGGTTAAACAGAACTCAAGAACGAACAATCAGAAGGTCACGTCTGAACTCATCTACTACTGGATGATCCAGTTCGGAATCCCATTTACTTGCGAAAAATGGCACATCAACCGGTTGATTATGCTCATTCGAGTATGCGCTGAAGAGAGCAAACCGAAGAAAGGCCGTAAGGCTAAAGACATTGCCATGGACTATAGGGCTATCAATGCCGCAAGACGTGCTGCTTTAAATACGAAAGGATGATACTGATATGGCTGATGCTGTTGTGCTCAAGACGAGCGGAAGCTTTAAGAACATCACGAAGTATCTGCGAATGGACAACAAAATCGCTAAGATACAGAGCATCCTTGAAAAATATGGCAAGAAGGGCGTCGAAGCTCTGAAAGCAGCAACACCGAAGCTGAGTGGTGAAACCGCAGCCAGCTGGGAATACCAGATAAAAATTGATGGCGGAACACAAAATGCAACGCTATCTTTTTGGAACACCAATATCGCCTATCCGGTTGGAACGCATATCGGTAAACGAGGGCGACCGGTTTCAGGCAAGCCGGCACCGATTGCTTTGATATTGCAGTATGGTCATGGAACTGGTACCGGCGGCTATGTCGAAGGTCGGGACTACATTAACCCAGTGCTGCAACCGTTGTTCGATGAAATCGCTGAAGAAGTATGGAAGGAGGTCACTAAGATATGAGCAGTAGCAATACTGTTGATAACAAAACTGTTGAACTACAGTTAAAGAATGAAAATTTCGAGAAAAACGCAAAGACCTCCCTGTCGACACTTCAGCGACTCGAAAAAGCGCTAAACTTCAAAGGCGCTAATGGTAAGATATTTGACGGCATCCATAAGGGAGCAGAACTCGGAAAGGCTGGTGTTTCTGGTCTCACGGGTGCCGTAAGCGGACTTAGCAACTCTCTGAATGCTATCAAGGACGTGGCCGCATTCTCGATGATCGCGGATAGCGCTATAAAGGCAAAGAATGCTGTCGAACAGATGGTAAAATCTGTCACGGTCGACCAGATCTCTGCCGGCTGGGGCAAATACGAAAACATGACGCAGTCCATGCAGACGATTATGTCGGCAACGTCATACGCGTTTGATGACCAGGCCGAACAGCTAAAAGTCGTCGGAGAGCAGATGGACAAACTCAACTGGTTTGCCGATGAAACCGCATACAGCTTGGAACATATGACAAGCAGTATTGGTAAGTTCACAGCAAACCGAGTCGACCTTGAAACTTCGGTTTCGGCTATTCAGGGTATTGGTACCTGGGCTTCGAAATCTGGCGCAAGTGTCGAAGACATGAACCGGGCGATGTACAACCTGTCTCAGGCGATTTCTGTTGGTGAGGTCAAGCTTATCGACTGGAAGTCGGTTGAGAACGCCAACATGGCGACCGCTGAGTTCAAGGAGACTGCAATTCAGACAGCCGAAGCACTTGGCACGCTGACCAAGGTCGAAGACGGCCTATGGAAGACTCTTGACGGCAGTGAAGTATCCGTTACCAACTTCAATGAGGCGCTTCAGGATGGCTGGTTCACAAGCGAAGTCCTGCTTAAGTCGTTGAATAAGTATGGAGACTTCTCAGTAAAGCTTAACGAATACGCTTCTGAGTTCAGAGATGGGTTTGGCGCTGCTCAGATCATGGATCTCATTGATCAGAACAAAGAGGGAACCATCGATTGGGCTGATGCGGCTGAACAATCTGGCGTAAAACTGGAACGTCTGAAGGAGATCATCACTGATCTTAGTCAGGAGCAGTACGAATTCGGTATGGCCGCATTCAGAGCTGCTCAGGAAACTAAAACATGGGGTGAAGCCCTTGATTATACAAAGGAGGCTGTGTCATCCGGTTGGGCAAGGACGTTCCAGATACTGTTCGGTGAGTATACCGACGCCAAGAAACTTTGGTCCAATGTATCAGAGTTCATGTACAGCATTTTCGTCGAAAGCGGCGAGAAACGGAATGCTCTGCTTGAAGATGCTTTCAAGCAGACTGATGCTATAAGCACTGGTGACTGGCAGGCGCTTGAAAAGCGAAACGGGTTTATGAACCCGATGTTCGAGAAAGCTCTTCGTCATGTGGCTGAACAGTATGATATTACAGCCGACGAGATGGTGTCCGATCACGACATGATCTTAAAAGCTGTTCAGGATGGTCAGATCACAGCAGGGATGCTGAAGGAAGCTCACGACCTGATGCTTTCTGAGCCAACACACAACGAAAGCGCTGAAACCATCAAGTCCATTGCTGCTGAAGACGAAGCCGTACAGAAGTTCCTCGACACTCTTGATGGATATTCGGAAGAAGATCTTGCGAAAATCACGTTCGGTGACGGTAAGTACGCTGAAGGATATGAGGAGCTTGAGGCTGGTCTCGACGGCATCATTAAAGGGCTCGGTCTGACACAGGATCAGAGCAACGAGGCTATCGAAGCGCTAAAAGCTCTTGGATATTTCGGCGGCGTTGCAACCGAAGGCTGGGAAGGATACACCGATGAGCAGCTTAAGGCTCTCGGTCTCAGCACGATGCAGATCAACAAGTTCCGTCAGTTGCAGAAAGAAGGCATGGACTTCAATGCAGTCCTTGAAGAGGTTGGTATTGACCAGACAACTGGCTATCAGCATTTCTTTAATGGCCTTCAGAACCTCATGGATGGTATTGTCGGTCTTAAGGACATGATATCCGAAGAGTGGTCAACGTTCTTCCCACCGTTGCAGTCAACATCTGTTCACGATTGGCTCGTGTCGTTTGATGAAGCAACGGAAAAAGCAAAAACATTTATGACCGAGAGCAAGACCCTTCGGAACGTCATCCGAGGGGTGCTTTCTGTTGTTGACCTTGCTGTCAGTAACTTCCGAATGCTTGGTGAAGCTGTCGCTATGAAGGGTATATTCATGGTTGGCGGCAAGATCCTTGGCATGATCGGCCCGTTCTTGAAACTCACAGGTGTAATCGCAGCTGGAGCTGCGGTGTTTAACTTCTTTAAAGGTATTCTCGAAGGACTTGGCATCAACTGGGGTAAGCTTGGTAATGGTGTGTCCAACATTACTCAGAAGTTTGTTAAATGGTTTAAAGCCATGGATCCGATCAATCGAGGACTTGACTGGATCTCGAAGCAGGGAAACAAGATCGGAAAGTCGATTCGTGGATGGTTTGGCTCTTTTGCGAAGCTTCCGGCTGCTAATAAGGGCATGACGCAGCTTCGCCAAGGCTTCATCAGGTTCCAGCAAGGCTTTTCCGGTCATATTAAGGAAGGTCAGACCCGTCTCGAGGAGTTCAATAAGAAGGTCGAGGAGATGGGCGGTATCCGGCCTGACAACTTCATCGATATATTCAAACTTGGCAAGGATGAGCTGCTCGATTGGCTTAAGACATTCCCGGGAGTCAAGACTATGATGGAAGGTCTTGGCAATCTTTGGAAAGGCTTAGAGTATAAGCTCATCGAAGCCGGTGTCCCGGTTCATGCAATCAAAGACGGGTTCAAAACCATGTTTGAGATTGTGAAGTCTGGCGCCAAGATGGCGATAAGCTCTTTCAACTGGCTTCTTGATCAGGCTGACAAACTCTGGAAGTCTTTCACGAATCTTCCGATTGTCAGCAATGCAGTTAAGAACTTCGGCGGGGCATTCAAGACCGTCGAGAAAACTATTAGCCCGTTCCTTAAAGGATTGCCAGAGCGATTTGACGCATTCGGAAAACGAATGGGTGAGATCAACAAGGACGGTTTCAAGCTTGCCAATGTTCCTGAGATGTTCCAAGCGTTTAAGGAAGAGATCCTCGGTTACATAGCTAACTGGGATGGCTTCAAGGCCGTAAAGAATGCATTCAAGAACTTCTGGAAGGATCTAACGACAAGCGTTGAAGGCAACGAGGATGTGCAGAAGGTTCTTACGCCTATTAAGGACTTCTTCGAACAGCTTAAAGAAACTCTGTCTGTAATAGAGCTTCCTGAGACATTTGATGACATTCCTAAGTTCCTTGAAAGTATAAAGACTGCTATCATGGGTATTCCATCAGCTGAGGGCGGCGGTTGGAGCGATATGATATTCAACGGCATCAAGTATGTGCTTGAGAGAATCGTTGACATCGCCATATTTGCCACAAGCCACTGGAAGCTGTTACTTGGGATTGCCCTCGTAGCGTTCATATTCAAGAAGATCAGCGGAATCTTCCACGACATTCATGAATACTTCAACGCCATGACGAAGGAACTCAAAGCCAGAGCATTCCTTGAAACTGCGGCAGGTGTTGTGCTTCTAGCGGCTGCCGTTTGGATCGTAGTCAACACGTTCAAAGACATGATCGAGCTGTTTGGCAAAGGTGACAGCTTCGTGGAAAACATGAAGCACATAGCTCCAGGCCTTATAGCAATCGTTGTAATCCTAGGTATGATGGCCAAGCTGTTCAAGACCGTCGGTAAGATGAACACTGAAGGACAGAGTACCGCCGGAATGGTATGGGGTGTTGCAGCTGCTGTTGCTGCGGTTTGGGTCGTCGCACATGCATTCATTGACTTCGCCAACAATCTTGACACAGGCAATGGATTCAAGGCAAACATGGAGAAGATAGGTCCGGCACTTATTGCTATGGGGTCTGTAATTCTCATGATGATGGGTCTGTTTGCAATCGTCGGTAAGATGAAACCCGGCACTGGCACGACTTGGGGTATTGTGGCGGCAATATCATCACTCTGGGTTGTTGCTCAGGCATTCAAGACGCTGTCGAAGATCGACGATACTGGAATAAACCGTGGCATCAAGGCGCTCTTAACCGTTGTTGGTAGTATGGTCGCACTTCTGGTCGTTGCAAGTGCTACCAAGATCGAGGAAGGACCGATTCTTGCTATAGCTGGCGTTATTGGAGCAGTGTCGTTGGCGCTTATGGCGTTGACATACATAGCCACGGTCAAACCGGACCAGATGGAAATGGCTATCAATGCGCTAATAAAAGTTGTCTTAAGCATATCCCTGCTTGTCGGACTGACTGGCGGATTGAAACCGGCAATGGGTTCTCTGGTAATGCTTAGCGTCATAATTGCCGAAATCGCCATAGTTATCGGTTTGCTAGACCAGTTTGTAGGCGCTGAGAAGACCGTCAAGATAGCAGATAGCTTGACCAAAGTGTTCATAGGTCTCGGCATCCTGATGGTTGCGGTCGCTGCCGTTGGTATGCTTGGGCTTGGCGGTATCTTATCCGGCGTGATCGGAATGGCCGCTGTAATCGCTGGACTTGGAGCGGTTCTGGTCGCTGTTGGATATTTAGTCGACAAATACGGATTTGAAGGCTATCTAGACACAGGAATACAGACCGTAAGCAAGATCGTTGGTGTAATATGCGAGGCTATCACCGGGATCATACAAGCTATCGGGCAGGGTCTCTTCGGTGACAGGACTCCGATGCAGCTGCTAGCCGATGATATTGCCTATATGGGTGAAACACTCGGTAGTGACGCTTTTAAGCAGAACGTTGCAAAGATCGGAGAGCTTAATATTCTGTCAATGTCCGGTGTCAACATGGGGCTCGTAGCAATCATGGGCGGAATATTCGGAGCCGAGGGTGCCATCATGAGCATCGTCAATGTGATATCCGAGTGTACTGTCGGAAAGACAGCTATTGGATCGCTTGTCGACGATATTGCCTATATGGCTGAAACTCTTGGCGGAACGGAATTTGCGTTCAATGTCAAAGCTATTGGTGCGCTTGACCTCGGTGATGCGTTTGCTAACGGGCTTGCGGTTGCTGGCATGACTGCCGTGTTCGGAGCTGAGGGTGCTATCATGAGCATCTTCAACATCGCATCGGAGTACACATCCGGAAAGACTGCCATTGAATCGCTGGTCGATGATATATCGTATCTTGCTGAGACGCTTGGTGGCGATGAGTTTGCCGATAACATTAACAAAATCGGCGCTCTTAACATTGAGCCAGCATTCGAGAATGGGCTTGCCGTGGCTGGTATTACCGCAGTATTCGGTGTCGGAGGAGCTATCTCGTCGATTGCCGATACAATAATCGGATTCGCTAAAGGCGAAAAAGACTACAGCTCGATGGAACAGGCCATGACCGATGTTGCCACGATGGCTACCTATCTTGGCAGCGACTCGTTCGCTGAGAACATTAACAAGATCGGTAATCTCAAGATGCCAGATGCCATGACCAACATGGAAGACATTGCACTAATCACCGGTGTGTTCGAAGCTGGCGGCGCATTGACATCGATTGCCGATGCTGTAATCGGATTCGCTACAGGTGATACAGACTTCGATTCCATGACGAAGGCTATGGAAGACATAAAGACCATGGCCGAAACGCTTGGTGGCGAAGAGTTTTCGGGATACATGACACAGCTTGCCGAAACTGAGGTTCCTACAGATAAGATCAACGACCTTCAGGAACTGATCGGCGATCTCAACATGGATGGTCTTGTGAGTGCCATTCAGGGTGCATTCACGAAATGGCTTACTGACGACGATCGGACTGCCCTTGAGAACTGGGCTAATGATGTCGAGACGCTTGGCGATGCGCTCAAGACCTGGAACACCAAGATGGACGAAGCTGGCGATCTGAAAGTCGACTCCGAAGCGATTACTGCTATTCAGACGGCGGTTGAGAGTGTCGGTAAGACTGGCGGTTTGCTTGGCGCTATTCAGACATTTGTTACTGGCGAGAAAGACTACGAAGCGTTCAAGGAAGCAGCCGGAACACTTGGCGACGCGGTTAACGAGTTCTCGACAAATCTCGGTGAAGATACTGATATTGAGCGTATTCGAAAGGCTCAGCAGCTACTTGCAGCTATTTCGGCGTTCAGTAAAAGCTTTGGCGAGGCTGCTGTCGTTGAGTTTGCGGAGGACTTCCCGGATAAGCTCGGGCAGCTATCGCTGATGATTAACAGCTTCGTCAGTGACATACAGGACGCTGAAGCTGTTGGTGATATCGGTGCTGGCGTCGGTCCGATTGCCGGTGCGATAACCAATCTGAGCAACATCAACCTCGACGGCGACATCATGGATGAGGCTGCGATAACAGCGTTCGGTGATCACATTAAGAAGCTCATAGAGGCTATCGAGAGCACTGCCAATGTCAAAACAGATGGTGTGAGTAAGGTCGCTAGCGCCATCGAACAGCTGAATTCTACGGAAGTCGGCGACAGCAGTGGCGGCGCTAAACAAGCAGCGAAAATGGCCAGAGATGAAGCCGCGGCATTTGCTAGTAGCGGTGCTGATGCTGGAAGCGGATTTGCTGAAAATCTTGAAAAGTCATCTGGCGATGTAGAATCTGCCGCTACAGGGTTGCTGTCAGCAGCATCCGACGCACTTAAGGACGTTAGTGCCTTCACCAGTGCCGGCGGTGATATGGCTGAGGCAGTAGCGACTGGTATTTCTGAAGGTATATCGGCTGTTGTTTCGGCGGCATCGGATATGTCCGTCCAAGCGTTAAGCGCTATCGATGTCAGTGGTTCGTACAATGCTGGCTGGGACTTCGTCAACGGCTTTGCTAATGGTATCGACTTGCACATCTTCGTTGCGACTCAGAAAGCTCGTCTTATGGCTGAAGAAGCGGTCAGAGCGGTTAAAGCAGCAATCAATTCGCATTCGCCGTCGAAGGTAACTCGTGAACTTGGTGGCTTCTTTGGCGAAGGTTTCGAGCTTGGTATTCTTGACACGGTTAAAGACGTATCGGTTGCAGCGTCGTCTATTGGCGATAGTGCGACCGGTGGGCTTAACAGGGCCGTCAAAGATCTAAACTCGATGTTAACTTCTGAACTCAATGACGCTCCGGTGATTCGCCCGGTTCTTGACTTGAGCGAAATTCAAAATGGGGCTGGAAATATAACGTCTATGTTATCGGCTGTCAATGTCGGTGATCCGTTTGGTCGGTTCGATGCGATCAATGGAAGCGTTGAGTTAAGGCGCAACCGTACGTCTCTGGACGATGTGGTCACTGCGCTAGGATCGGTCGAGCAAAGCACATCTAACATAAGAGGCGGCGACACGTACAACATAAACGGCATAACTTACGATGACGGTACGAATGTATCCGAAGCTGTCGGCTTACTGATTCACGCAGCAATGGTCGAAAGGAGGGGTTGATTGATATATGGCTTCGACAACTAAAATCGGAACGGCCAAGGCTGTCACTAACATTAAGCTCGGTATACAGACCGGAACAACGTACACTATATACGCGACATGGGACTGGTCCGGTAATCATCTCGATCATTACGAGGTGACCTGGGCCTACTATGTCAACGGAATATGGTTTTGGCAGTCAAGTTCATCGGCGAATACGAAAACATCTACTTACTCACCGCCGGACAACGCGGTAGCAGTAAAGGTTAAGATTCAACCGATCGCCAAAAGCCATTCCGTTAAAGAGTCTTACAAAGACGATAAAGGCAAGACAAAAACAAAGAGCGTAACGAAAGTATACTGGAAAGCATCGGCCAAGAAGTCTTCCCAGCTCAATATTCCGAAAGGGAAGACTATCGATGCTCCAGGCGCTCCGGATATTGCAATCGACAAAGGTACGATCACAGTATCGATACAGCTTGATCCGGTACCTGCAACTGATAAGGCTACAAAGGAAACTCCGACGCATGTCGAGTTCCAAATTGTCAAAAATGACGATACTGTTCTCGAGACGAAGCTGATCCCGCTAAACGCATTGCTCTTCGCCTCGTACAAGCGAAGCATAAATCCTGGTGAATACTATAAAGCCAGGTGTCGTTCGCTCAAGTGCGGTAATGTCACAAGGAAGGTTCCAACTGGGCAGTCAGAGGGTTACTGGGCAACTGTCAATGAGATCATGTCATCAAATCTTTCCGGTGCCATACTCATTGACGGCGAAGGCAACAAGTCTTCCGAGAAGGGTAACGTTAATCACCTAGCCGGCGCTATTCTGACCAGCAAGGTGTGGAAAACTCGGCCGGTAACCAAAACTGTCACCGAGTTTAAGCGTCTGATGCAGTCGGAGTGGTCTTCGTTCTCAAGTACGGAGCAGGGTACTCCCGGTACTGTGTCGACTATTTATCCGCCACAGGCCATCACGACTACATCAGTTCGTGTGTCTTGGGCTCCAGCAGTCGGTGCCAAGGGCTACGAGGTTGCGTACGTCAAGAACAATCCCGATTACTTTGATATTGCGCCGAGCGAAGTTCAAACAAGCTCTGCTGATGATGACAACCCAAGCTGCGTTAGGGAGATCCTTAACCTTGAGAACACAGGTGGTGTTACATACTACTTCAGAGTTAGAGCGCATAACGACAAGGGGTTTGGCGGATGGTCAGACATAGTGTCTGCTGTACTGGCAACGATTCCTGATGCGCCGACAACATGGTCTTATATAACTACGGCGGTAATAGGCGAAACCGTAGACCTCAACTGGTCACATAACAACGAGGATAACTCGGCGCAGACGGCTGCTCAGATCCAGATAACGACGACGCTTCAGTACGAAGAAGGCGTAACACCTGATCCGACGCCACAAACTATCCAGATCACAGGAGATGCTGCGACGTATCAGCTTGATACCAGTGGATATTCTGACGGGACAGTGATCACATGGAAGGTTAGAACCAAAGGCATTCCAAATAGTCCCGATGGAGGATATGGTCCTTGGTCTACGACGAGACAGGTTGCGGTGTATGCTCCCGCCGGATTGGAACTGGAACTTCTTGGAGGTCTACATTGGCTGTGGAATCCATTTAACTTCCAGACCGATACGATCTATTCCGCACAGGCCGACGGGGATACACCAATTGATACCGTTGACAAGTTCCCGTTTGTTATCAAAGGAACAGGAACACCATCCACTCAGCAAGTCGTGTCGATGGTGTTCAGCATCATTGCCAACGAAGGGTACTCCACGTTGGAAGAAAACGGAAAGGCGTACATCGTCCATGCCGGAGAAACCGTTTATCAGGAGTATTTCTCGCCTGAGGATGGCAATACTGTCAGAAAAACGATGACTCCCGGCGATGTTGATCTCGAGGACGGCATTTCATACACACTGTTCGCAACGGTCTCAATGAACACAGGGCTTAGTGCAACAGCGTCATTGGACTTCGACGTGTCATGGGAAGAGTCGCATATCACGCCGAATGCCGAACTTACAATCAGCGGATCAGATCTAACCTGCTATATCAGGCCATACTGTGTTGATGACTCCGACAATGAGGTTCTCGACGCAACATTAGCTGTGTATAGACGGGAATACGACGGAAAATTCACGCTTATCGCTGGCAATATCGAAGCCTCTGCGAGAACTACCGTATCGGATCCGCATCCGTCTCTAGACTACGCGAGGTATCGGATTGTTGCTCAGTCGCATGACACTGGCGCAATCAGTTTCTTTGATATGCCTGGCGAGGAGATCGGATACTCTGCGATCGTCATAACCTGGGATGAGGAGTGGACGGACTTCAACAGTCTGGAAGGCGAAATCATCGAGGTTGAGGACGGCGGAATATCAGGTTCGAAGCTAACGCTTCCTTATAATATAGATGTAAGCGCTGACTATGCGCCTTCGGTAGAGCTTGTAGAGTATATCGGGCGTGAGCATCCGGTCAGCTATTATGGAACCCAGACTGGTGAAACTGCAAACTGGTCTACAGAAATACCGAAGACTGACACCGAAACCCTGTATCAGATAAGAAGATTAGCGGTTTATCCTGGCGACGTGTATGTCAGGGAACCGTCCGGAATTGGATACTGGGCACAGGTGAAAGTATCGTACAAGATCACGCATTGCCAGCCAACGATTCCAGTAACGCTTAATGTCACCAGGGTTGAAGGAGGTGTTTGATATATGCCGGATTGGACAAGGTCCATGCGACAAACATACGAATACTATATCGTAGACCCTGGCACATGGCTCGATAAGGAGAAGATCGACAATGTCGAGAGTTGCTCGATCACCAGAGATATAGACAGCGAAACACTTGGAAACGCGTCGCTCACATGCAAAGACGAATATGCAGACAAATATATAAGGAGCTATCTGGTTACGATTCAGAACGGGCTTCGTGAAAAGACGTGCCTTGGAACGCATCTATACGAAACACCAGGCAGCTCCTATACAGCGTCGAGGAAGTCGTCTTCGCAAGATGGCTACACACCGCTCATTGAGCTTAAGGAAACTATGCCCCCTCTTGGATATTCTATTCAGGAAGGGGCTAACATTTTGTCGCTAGCAGGAATGCTCGTAAGGCAACAAGCCAGAGCACCTGTTATCATGACTACTGATGACGCAAAACTAAACGAAGCGTTCGTCGCAAACACGGACGACACATACCTGTCGTTCTTGAGAGACCTGATCTCGAACGCAGACTATGATTTTGCGCTTGACGAACTTGGGAAAATACTATTCGAGAAGCGGCAAAAGCTTGCATCGCTTCGTCCGGTATGGGCTTATACCGATGGTAACAGCTCTATTTTATATCCACAGCTTGAAGTCCAGAGAGACCTGTACGGCATACCGAATGTCGTTGAGGTCGTGTATTCTCCATCGGATGGGAGTCCTATGTTTGCTCGTGCAGTCAATGACGATCCTGGCAGTGAAGTGTCCACGGTACGTAGAGGTCGAGAAGTTACATATCGTGAGTCAAACCCGGACGTGGTTCAAGGCATAACACAGCCGCAGCTTATGGCTTATGCCAAGAATCTACTTCGTGAAAAGTCCGCGCTCGAGTACACGATAACGTATCGTCATGGATATGCTCCGGTAACTATTGGAGACTGCGTTCTTCTTAACTATGAGACTGCCGGGCTAAAGAATGTCAAGGCCAAAATTACAAGACAGGTGATCAACTGCACGAATGGCTGTCCTGTTGATGAGACAGCAGTGTTCACAAAACAGCTATGGGGGAGCTCACTATGAACTTATCTGAGAAACTGCTAAAAGACTTTGGTAAGCTTCTAAAAACGGATAAACAAGACGGCTCGCACAGCGCCGATAAAACGATATACGGAACTGTCACGAAGAAGACTGACGACAAGTGTTTCGTGCAGCTCGATGGTTCCGATACGGAAACACCGGTCTCTTACACTACAGATGCAGAGGTTGGTGACCGCGTAACAGTTCTTCTTAAGGATCACAAGGCTGTGATCACCGGGAACATTAGCGCTCCAGTAAACGCCAGGGCGGCTGACAAGTATATGCGGTTCTCGGAAGAAGGCTTACGAATCGGTATCATGGGTAGCAACGGCAGGCCGACTGGATATTCCATCTTGATCGACGGAACAGCATACTACATTAAGGACGCAAACGACGTCACGGTAGCCAAATTCGGAGCCAATATCGTAGACTTGCTATCTGGATCTGGCTCAATGAGCGTTGTTAATCAGATTCTGTACCTTATTGGCCTTAAAGGTTCCGGCATTAGAGCAGCCGATAGCTCTGTCACCAGATATCGTTCGGAAGTGGTTGCCAAGTGCGATCCGACAGCTACTGACTGGAATACGGATACGAACCCGGCGGTCTCACTTCAGCTGCTGTACGATAACCGAGCGGTTCATTCGCTACTGGTCAACAACAACGGGATATTCGGTGATAATGTTCCACTCGGTAAGGTGTACGAGCAGCAGTACCTGCTTACCAAGAGCACCGTAATTACAACGCTAACTTCTGTGAGCGTCATCATAACTCTCGATGAGCCGCCAACAGGATATCGCTGGGAAGGAATATCCGGGATCTTAATCGACCTCGGGAAGTATGTAGAAAGTACACCAGGGCAAGGACAGACCGTCTGGAACAATAACTATTATCACGATGATAACAAATACATTACAATCAACAGCGCGTCATTATACCAAAGCACGAGGCGCGTATATGTTGCGTTTTCGAGTAATGCAAGTAACTACCAGTATGTCAGGTTACTCCTTATTTGCTATGCTCTGCCATTCGCAGGTGTAAATACCGGAGAGACTAAGTACATTAGCTTTTGACGAAAGGAGGTTCTTAGATTTGGCTGACATTACAAATGAGCTTGCAGCTTTGATGAATGCCGTGTACGGCGAGGAAGTCAGAGGCGCACTCAGAGACTCAGTTCTCAAAATGAACAACGATATTATAGGTCTCATTCAGAGAGAAGACCTATACAATATGACTCAGACAGAGTTTACAGCACTCAAGACGAGACTTATTAACGAAATAAATACCGCCGCTTCAACTGCGAAGGGTACAATTCCGTCTGATTATTCAACGCTATCGGATACTGTTGATAAATTATATACTGCATCGCACGTTCCTATTGTATGGGAATGCGGAGATCTGCGTGTTACTGGCGATGATAGAGGTGAAGAATATGCGACCTCGTATGACGCTCGTACAAATTTTATTCCGGTATCCGTTGGCGCCAACACAACGACTGGGTTTAACTACAATTCTATTGCCAGTATTATTGACGCACATCCTGCGGACGGATATAAGGTAGGATACACCATATACTGGTATGACGAAAATAAGAAATGCAAAGCTGTCGACACCTCTCAGCGCAACGAAAAACGTACTTCTGGATATCACGCAGAAGTTTACAACAGTGGTGGATACGCATATGCTCGCATAACAGCAATGATATTTGACCTCAATAGCAACGAGCTCGTATCCTGTGCAGACACAAGTTCCGATGTGTATGTATTCCTTAGAAAATCGTTTGGCGTCCTGACCGCTCTTAGTAAACTTTGGGATGAACTCGAAGCACTCACCACTGGCGTCGACGATAAGATTACTGATTTAAAAGCGGATTTAAATTATATAGTAGATTACGAAGGTGATACTACAGGGGAAGACTACGCTCCTTGGCAAAGCGGTTATACGCTTAACACATCTGGAAAAATAGGATCATCGGGGTACTATTCTGCGTGCCCAACCTTTATTCGTGTGCCTGATTTTGTCGATACAATAAGAGTAACGACAGGGGCAGATTATGGTGCGATTGTATGCACATATTCATCCGCAGATGAAAACAGTTTTGTCGACAGATTCACATATACGACTAACCACGGCTATGATCTTAATGTTTCTGTAAACAAATATATCAGGATTGCCATCGGAAGCACTGACGTTACCAATGTTGACACGGTTTCGTTTAAATACAGATATCCGCTTAAGGATACAATAGACAATATATCTGCGTTGCTTGGTACTACTGCATCGTCACTGCTCAAGGCTATAACAACGGATTACTCTGCGGCTACTGGCATACAGAATAATACAGATTATGACACGCTGACCAGCCCAGGAAACTTTTATGTTGGATCATCTGCTTCAGCGCAGACAATGAGTCATTGCCCTGTAGCTGTGGCACATAGACTGATCGTATTTACAACAACGTCAGCTAATCGTTTATGGCAGATCGTTATTCCCAACGCAAACACTGATGTCTATATGCGTACAAATATGGGGTCGTGGAATGAATGGAATAAAATCATCACAACCCGAAACGGAATGGAGTCTTATGATGTTAGAGTCACTTCAGCCAACTATCAAACGATACTGCCGGACCTGGACGATGCGCAGGTTAATATCGTGTATTCAATTGCGCCAAATACGCCAATACCTAACATCCCTGAAGGCAATTACAACGTGGCCGGAGCGGATCAAAGTTATGGCGTAGCGTCCGGTACATTGATTACCCTGAGGGGTGCAAAGATGGGCACTGGATATGAAAAATTCCAGTTGTTCATGTCGGCCGCCGGCCTTCCGGAAGGTGGCGTAGGATCAATCCTTAATTTCAGAGGATGCCGCTATAGCGGAGGTGCGCTTGTATGGGATAAATGGTCTAAAATGGGCAACGGGGTAAACCTGCGCGCCACAAATACGTTTATTCAGGAGTCAAGGATACAGGCAGGAACGGCGATGTTCAGCGATATGAACGATGCACCAAACAACACGATTGTTCAGATCGACCTTGATGCGGTCAGCATGTTAAATAATCCGTTTCAGGGGCACTCATGCGTATTGATTACGTTAAGTCCGTCGTATATATCGCGTCATGGTATGCTTCAGCTTTGTTCCGGTATTGAGGGCGGCGTGGCACATCTGTTCTTCCGATATGGGTGGCAGAATAATCCGGGCGAAATTAGATGGTCACCTTGGATGGAATGTACTGCGACACAATTAGCTTAACGGGCACTTTAAAGGAGCGAAAATGGATAACAGAGCTATTCAGATTGTGCTGAACTACGTTGTAGAGCATTTGGATAAGTCTGACCCAGAACCTGAGTTTGATGTTTTTATCGTCTGGAAATGCAAAGCATTACAGAACTGGAAATATCTAATCAGTACCAGTCTGTTTGATGGGATGTACTACGAGCTAACCTACAACGGTGACAAAAAAGAATGGTATTTGGATGCTTATAAGAAGTTCCAGAACAAAGTAATTCCTGATTAAATGCACACATATTAAAGGAGGTGACCACCCACGTGGAGTAAACTTAACATACAAAGGTATTACCTTACAAACAACAGATGTTACCAGAATGCGCAGAAAAGAAAGCCGATCGGTATCCAGGTTCACTCGATCGGTTGTGCACAGGGGACTGCCAAGTCCGTTGCTGACTACTGGAATCAGGAGAGTGTATCAGCTTGCACAACTTATATTTGCGATGCTGATACGGCCGGCAAGGTATTACAGCTTTTGCCGGAAGACTACTACACGTGGTCGGATGCGGGGTATGGCAACAGGAACCTTATCACGTTCGAGATCTGTGAGTCAGACTTCATGAGGTACATTGGCGGAGCTTCGTATGACATTACGGACTTTGACAAGTTCAAGGCTGACATTCTCCGTGGGTATGATACAGCGGTAGCGCTTTGTGCCAGCATCTGCACAAGGTATGGATGGGACCCGATGAGCAAATTGCCGTCGGGTCTTTATCTTATCTCTTCTCATGATGAAGGTCGCATCGCAGGTCTTTCGTCAGCTCACGTAGATCCCACTCACATCTGGAATAGGTTTGGCCTTTCGATGGATACGTTTAGAAGGGCAGTCAAAGCAGCGCTTGAAGGAAAGAGCGGAGTAGTGTCCTACGAAAAGGACATTAGGCTTTACAGGATTCGCAGGGCATGGACTGACACCGATTCGCAGCTTGGCGCCTATGAGTCCCTTGCGAACGCCAAGGAAGCCTGTCCTTATGGGTACTCTGTCTTTGACGACAAGGGAAATGAAGTCTTCATCAACAACAAGAAGCCTTCTGGAACTCAGGCCAGCGACTTTGCATCCCTGTCTGAGAGTGCATCAGCAGCCAAGGCACTAAAACTTATATTCGAGACGGACAACTCCGGGATCCTGCCATCAGTCACGGCGGCTCAGTGGATCTTAGAGAGCGGATACGGTAAGACTAATCTTGCCAGAATCTCGAATAACTGCTTCGGGATGAAGGTCAATCTTTCCGGCAACACGTGGGATAGCGTCTGGGATGGCAAGAGTCAGGTGACTATGCCAACATGGGAGAACTATAACGGAAAAGATGTAACAATCAATGCTGCGTTTAGAGCGTATCCTGATATCGAGCATTCGATTCTCGACCACAGTGCGTATCTTCTTGGAGCTATGAACGGTAATAAGAAACGATATGCCGGTCTTACTAAGGCTAAGGATTACAAAGAGGCTATCACGATCATTAAGAATGGCGGGTACGCGACCGATCCTAACTACGTCTCCAAGATCTGCTCTATTATCGAGCGGTTTGGTCTTAACGAGTATGATGCAAAGGTCACGCCTAGTAAGGAGTCGGTAAGCAAGGTTACCATGTACCGGGTTCAGCTTGGCCTTTACGATAGTCTTTCTAACGCGAAGGGCCGGTGCACGTTTGTTAAAAACAAGACCGGATTTGCTACGGCTATGCTGGCAGTTAACGACAAGTATCAGGCTATCTGCGGGTCGTTTAAGACGAAAGGTAATGCCACTAAGAGGGTCAAAGCTTTAAAGAAATTTAAGATCGAGTCTGTCGTAAAAGAAGTCGTAATAGAATCCTGAAATTTTCCCGGGTTGGATTTTTCGGAAAATGTTTCAAAAAGGAGATACATATGGAAACTTTAATGATTGTTCTGTTGTTGGTTCTCGGCATCGTCGCAGGGTTTACCGTCGGTTCGGTTTTAACAGCTGATGGTAAACTGCAAAGTGCGCCAATGGTTGGAAGCCTTGACTTCAATCTGTATGATCCAAGCAAGGAATTCCTGACATTACATATCACCAATGATATTGACGTAAAACAGCCGCCAAGGATAGTCACAATGAAAGTGAATGTCCTGACCGCAAATCCGTCCGATTCATAAACGTCTAGACGTTTCTTCTCGCATATTTTCCAGTCTTTATTATAGGAAACTAATCAATAGTTTATTCTAAGGAGGTAAATTATGTTTGAAGAAACACTCGCTGCCGTAGATGATTATTGGAGGGAACAGTTCGAGGCTGTAGACAAATACTGGGGTGAGCGTATGCCAATGATGGCAATGGAAGAAGCTGGTGAATTCATTCAGGCGATCTCTAAGGTTGAACGTGGAAAAGACGGATCCATCGAACACCTGGCTGAAGAAATTGGTGACTTGATAATTGCTATCGAGGCAATCCGTCATCACTACGCGATCGACCCGGACATGATCGTCGAGAAGCTAGCCGAGAAACTTAGAAAAGAATATTGATATTGTGGGGCTGGACGTAAAAAATCCAGCTCCTATCGTTTTTTTTCGCAATTTTTACAGGTCGTATTATAGCAAAGAAACATCTAACTATAATGAGGAAACGATCATGAAAAAACTTATTGTTCTTATTATGTACGTTGTCTTGGCGGCGTCATGTTGTGCATGCAACAACAGTGCAGAGACCAAGACCAAATGGGACGAGTATATGGACAATATTAGAGCTGAAGTAAACGAAAACTGTAGGAAACAAGATGAGAACTTTGTCACCGAAACTGTTATGACCGAACAGATTCTGGTGGAAAACATTGAGGTCGAACATATCGAAGGCTGAATAAGCTCTAACAGGACTAAAAAAATACAGGTCCTGTTAGTTTTTGCCATACGCAGGTTACCGATTTCCGTGGTAGATTGATATCGCTATGAATGTGGAGTTATTGAAAGGCTTCGAATCTCTTGGTATAATACTTCCTGCTAATCTCCAAGAGCAAATCGAAGAAATGACAAGAAAGGAAGTATTAGAACGGCACCCATATTCAATCTACTTATCGTCTGACGGCAGATGGGCAACTTATCTGCCCGATCGAGACAAGAAAAGGAGGCTAGTCAAGAAGAAAAGCAAGAAGGATCTGGAAGACGCCATAATCGAGCACTACAGTAGTGACAGCAGTACGTTCATCGACGTGTTTCACCAATGGCGAAGCTATCACGACAAGATGGTGTCTGACAATTCCGTGAAGAAGTATGACAGTGACGAACTACGATACTTCAGCGGAACGGCGTTTGTAAATATGAAAATCGAGAAGATAACGAGTGACGACGTGGAGGTGTTTATCAGAACTCGAATAGATGACTTGAAGCTATGCCAATCGGCGGCCAAGACGCTGTACCACTACCTTAACAGCACCATGGAGTTTGCCGTACGCCATGGATATATAGCAAAAAGCCCAATGCGGTTCATGAACGCAAAGGACTTTTACAAATATGTATACCCCTCGAAGCGGTCACAGAAGACCAAGATTATACCGGATAATGAGATTGCAAGCCTTAATAGCCGGTATGATGAGGATCTTCTGAAAGGCAAAAGCGTCGTTCCAATACTCGCTGTGATATTCTCATCTCTTACTGGCATGAGAGTCGGAGAGATAGCAGCTCTTACATGGGACGACATACAGTCAGATTGTATTATAGTCAATAAGTCACAGAAATACAACCCAAAGACCAAGCAATACTACATCGACAATACAAAGAACCACAAGCATCGCAGGTTCCCATTGACAAGCGAGATTGCAGATCTTCTCGATCGTATAAAGCTTGTTGAGGAGGAAGCCGGCTATGTTACGCGTTTTATATTCAGCGACGAATCAGGTCCTATAAATTTTAGGAAGATTTCGTCCTGTATCAAGAACAAGTGCCGCCAGATCGGTATTGAAACATATGGGATCCATGCTTATCGAAGGACTATGAATTCCATGATGGCACACAACGGGGTTCCTGTCTCGATACGAGCCGCATTGCTTGGGCATAGCAGGGAGGTCAACGAGAAATATTACACTTACGACTCGTCATCGATGGGAGAGAAGGCCGAAATAATCAGCAGGGTCAACTCGGAAATGCGATAAAAAAAAGAGTATTCACAGTGTATTCATCATAAGGGAGATACCATACACTGCAAATACCCAACTACGTGTGCTAGAGGATTCGAACCCCCGACCTTCTGGCTAAGAGTCACACAATTTGTTTGATATTCACGCCACTTTGAGTACAGAGTATTCAAATAGTATTCATGAAAGGAGGGCTCTGGAGATTAGCCTTTCGCAATAATTACAGGTCGTATAGCAGAAAGGAGGGTCAATATGAGTAGTATAACATTTTTGGATCCAGTAACTATGAGATTTTCGTGTATTCTCGACAAGGAGCTGTTTGACCTGTGTGAGGAACTATACGATCTGTTTGCCGGTGGATATCCTGTGTATCTAAACGAATACTTAAATGTTATAGGATTGCATCCAATGCAATACGGATGGTACCGTGGCATACAGGCAGATATTAAAGCGCTGAGAAACACGAGTTTCACGAAAATTCTCGTGCCGTTTTTACTGAATGGGAATTCGGTGTATACACTCAACCCTGAAATATTTAAACCCGTATCTAAAGAAATAGTGAAGGACTTGTAAAATACAGGTCCTTTATTTTTTTTTCTCAATTTTTACAGCTCCTAATATAGCTACAAAGTTGTTTATTGCTTTTAGAAAGGAGCAAACAAAAATGAAAAGAATAATAACAAACGAACTTGTAGAAAACGTGAAGACGTTCTTTAGGAACAACGAATCAGAATACGTTAGCAGAAAGCGTATAGCTGATTACTGTCACGTAAGTGTCACTTCCATAGCGAAAGTTATGAAACAGGTAAGCACTGAGCTTACCGACACTGAAGAAGCAACAATAGAAACAAAACATGGCGCTGGCTATATGTACGTACCGTACGTTAATCCCGAGCCGGTTAACGACAATAAGAACGCAGAAGGTTATAACGACTACACTGCTTCGAAAGCGATTGCAAATGTAGATCTGTTCAAAAGCGGAGACGTGTATGAAGGCACGACTTCATCCGGATTTACCGAGTTGCTTGTTATCATCAAGTCATTCAAGGACACGTCGATGGTCATCAAACTGACCGACCCGAAGTACGTCCACGGTGATACTGAATATGTCCATGGTATTACTTATATGGGTAACGTATACGCTGCCGATTCGAGGCGGCTTACAACGAAACCCAATAAGTACATCACCAATAGAGTATTCAGTATTGGCGAGGATGGACTTCAGGAGATGGTTGATGACATCGGTGAGATCTTTGGATTTGAGGATGCGGCACCGGTAGATACGTCGGATAAGGACGCAGAGATTTTCAGTCTTCGCAAAGAGCTGATCAAAAAGGAGCGACTGCTTGAAGAGGCGAACCAGATGCTTGTCGAGCTGTCAGAGGCCAAACAGAAGGCCAGCGACGTGGAGACTCAGATGTTGCTTCAGAAAGTCGAAATATACGAACGACTTTTGTTCGGAAGCGACAGCCACGTAACAGTAACAAGATAACGTATTTGCACGAATAAAGGACGACTTGCGGGGTGGAAGAAATTTCACTCCGTTTTATTTTTCGCATTTTTACAGCTCATATAGTGATACCTATACATCTTTTAAATCAAAAGGAGGTTCTTATGGAAACCAGGAAGTTTGACACCAATGAGCTTATGTCGCAGCTCAAAGAGAACTTTATCGGGTGTATCGGAGACTATGATCTCAAGTCGAAATACGATAACATGGAAAATTTCATGTTGAATGTTTCGACGATCGAGAACTATCTTCGTGAGGCCGAAAAGGTCGAAAAGGAGCGCGACCAGTACAAAAAATGGTGGCTGGAGGAACGCGAGAAGTTTAAGACGTATAAGGCGGAAGTTGAAAAGACAAAACTGACGTTTGATATTGAGTAACGTCAAGGCCTCTGGAAGAAATTCCAGGGGTCTTTTATTTTTTGTTTCAGTTCGCTACTATAGTAAAGTTCCTATCAACAGCATACGAAGAAAGGAGTTTTACTATGGGAACGAACATTAGAACCAAGCTTTCAAAAAGGGGCGCTACTATTTGAGCAAACACCGCCGGTTGGAACTGACTCATTTCTGCCTCCAGTACAACGAATGGGCTGAGGAAGCTCGAAATCTGAGGCTATACCCAGAAACTGATCTTGAACGAATCATGTCTAGCGATCCTTCAGATCCGGTGTTTGATATTTCGGAACGACTTCTTGAACTTGAAGCCAGAATGGAAATGGTTCATCTGACGGCGCTTGAGACGGATCCGTATATAGGCGAGTATATCTTCAAATCTGTGATCGACGGTCTGGCGTTTCCACACTTCGAAGCTGACGGTATTCCCTGTGGAAAGGACATGTTCTACGACAGACTTCGTAGGTTCTTCTGGCTTCTAGACAAACGCCGCAAATAATCCAGGTCTTATAGTGAAACAATAAACTATAGTTGCTTTAAGGAGGTGCAGCATGAATGACTTCACATTGAAACACCCGTTCATAACGTTTTTAATTGTAGAGAGCGTCATCTCGTCAATTACGACTGTTGCCATTGGGCTCATTAAAGATCCCGATGGGACAATCGAATACGAGCATGGCTTGTACTATATGGTACGGCGTGCGAAAAATAATGTAAAGAAAGCTATTGCTGAAACCGATAGCTGATAGTTTGGCCATCTGGAGAAATTCCAGGTGGCTTTTATTTTTTTTTCGCAATTATTCCAACTCCTATAGTGACCAGTAAATAGAAACTGTCAAAGGAGGAATTGACATGGATGCTAAAGAAATTATTAAAAGACTTGTCATGATCGCAACAGTAGCAGGCATCACTGTATTGCTGCTGAACCCGGCATGGTTAGCCATAGGGGGTTTCGTGGTAATAAAGTGGTTATTTATCCTGCTATTGGCAGGAATCGTGGCACGTGTGGTGTTTAAAAAGAGCATCAAGGAAATCATCTTTGGTGACGATGAAGACTGATCGATTAAGGCCATCTGAAGAAATTCAGGTGGTCGCATTTTTTCCAGTTCTTATAGTGAAACGTATAGTAATACTATTTTAAGGAGGATTACCATGAGAAAACTTATTGAAACGGCAAAGAAAATTGACTCACCGAAAACCAGGCTGATTGCAGGCGGATCCGTAGCTCTTGTAGCGGCAGGAGCATACGGTATCAGCAGACTGATCAGAAGGAAGAAGGTGGCGTCGTAATGCTGTTCACGATTGGCTTTATACTTGTGATGATCGGACTTGTAATGATGATTGTTGGACGTTAATTTAGGACGGAGGGTCTGAATGAGCGGAAAGCTCACAGGCCCTCTTATTTTTTGCCGCAATTATTCCAACTCCTATAGTGACACTAGGACACTCAGAATTTGAATAGGAGGAAAAGATGAGTGCAATCAAACGATTCATAGAGGAGCAGGCCACTGTATTATCAAACGACACAGGCTGCAAATGGGACGATGCAATGGACGCCCTAACGCTGACAGATTATGACATGGCGAAAGCCAAGTTTATAATCGACACGGCAAAGAAGAAAAAAGTAGAACCATTTGTAGTAATGGCGGAACTGATAATCGAGGCTGCCGAAAAAGGCGGCACAATTATTCACTTTTGAGGTCACGGACCGGTCGGGAGAAATCTCGGCTGGTCTTTTTTTTTTTCGAAAGGAGATGCGTATGTACCTTAAATCGGTCAGGGCTCTGGGATGGCCTGAGAACTTTAAGAAGAGGCTTACAGAGCGAAAACCTTGGAAAGATCTTGAAATTCCAGAAGACTTCGTTGCAACCGCCGAGAGCGCTCTAAAGCCAAAAGAGCTCGCCGTTATTCATGACCGGTATAAAAATCACATGTCGTTTACCGATATAGGTATGAAGTATGGAATAAGCGACGAACGGGCAAGGCAAATTGCAAACACTGCTGAACGACGCGTTAGATGGAAATTCTGGGATATGAGTCACGCGTCATCGGTCGAAATAAGACTCAGCGACGATAGCGAAATTGATATTCGGAATATGTCTGTCAGGGACTATTTCCTCGACAAGGAAGATCCACATATTCTGGTGCAAGCTGGCAATGCTCTCGCTAGAACTGGAGTCATACACAAGTCGATCAAACCGGAATGGCCAAATCGTGTATGGCGAAGCGAAGAGATTCACGTTGAGACAATTCGTGATGTCGTCGATCTGATCAGAACCGGTGACATTAAGCTTGTGAGAAACTTCGGTAAGAAATGCCTTGAAGCTGTTGTTAGCCAGTTTCTCGCCGACGGTATCACGAAAGAAGAGCTTGGATTGGAGGAGCCAGAACGATCGTAATGATTATACTTTGTGTTACATGTTGGATCGCATGTTCGTTCATCACAGCGGGCGCGATACTCCATTTTGAACCGGATGACTGGGAAAACTCTAAGGAGGAACTCGTATCCATGTGTCTTGTCGGTTGGTGGCTATGTGTGTTGTTTATATGCGGATCTTTGATTTTAAAACAGTTAGCCAAAGTCCCGCTGTTCATCGCTGGATTTTTGGATGCTGTTACGAGAAAGGACGATGAAGAATGATCAGTGGCTTCTTAACACAATACGGATACTTGGGCTGGGTCGAATGGCTCAGCTCTTATATTTTGTTCTGCACTGAGGAGGAGTACATCCAGTACGTCACAAGAGCTTTTGGATAAGGAGGAACAATATGGAAACACATACAAATGATGATAATACGGTCAGTATACCGCTTAGTCAATATGTCGACAGCATCATAGCTTTGCATAAGCTTGAGGATATAAGTCGGATCGTTTTCAGCGCGGAGCTGGAGTACGACGACTACGCCGCAGCGACATTGCTGGCGATCAAAGCTATTGTATCCGCACATAAAGAAGGAGGAGTGCAAGAATGAGTGAACAGTATGCAATAATGAAAACTCGTAAACTTAAAGAGCTCGGATGGCCAGCAAACATCTTGATTGAAACCGATCTAATCAGTATCTACATAGCACTTGATATTACCGACGACAGCGAGATTGAGAACGACATCAAAAATGTATTTATCGACGAAAAAGCATTTAGCATCATCTACGATCGGTATCACGGATACATGCCAATCAAGGCCATTGCCGAAAAGTACGGAAAAACCCCATACAGCGTAAAGCGTTCACTGTGGTGCTGTGCAAACCATATTCGCGACCGGTTAGCTAAACAAAAACTCAACGCGGCCTATACGTCGTTCGGTTCATATACGACTACGTATAGATGCCGCGAATGGCTGCGTCGTGTATTCGCTAGTGAGCTTGAGAAATGCGACACCAATCTGACGAATGCTTGCGACGAGATTAACAAAACCGATGATCTGAACCGTACAAGGTATGCGTTATACGAGCTCTACAAAGACCTGCTCCGGTATAAAACTCTGCTGACTTCGCTGTTAGACAGCGTAGCAGAACGTCTATAAGGAGGAAGAACATGGCAGTTCTGATCAAAAACTTTGATATGCCACATGACTGTAGCGCATGTCAGATGCATAAGATCGAGAATTCATCAAACATAGTATGCAAAGCTAACGGAAAGAAACTTAATCAGAATCTTTACTATCTGACTCGGGACTACGACTGTCCGCTTGAGGACATTCCCGATGCGTCTGACACAACCTTTTCGACGACAGGAAAACCAAGCCCTTGCAATTTGTGTAAGTTTGAAGAGCGCCTTGTTAGTGAGCTGCCTTGCTGTAACTGTCACCGGAGAACAGGTGATTACTTTGAGGCCGGTGAACTGCTTTGTGCAATGATGGGAGGAAAATAATGGATATTCGTAACAAACAGTACAAGCATGAGAACCGTTCGATTCCGCAGGAAATCTGGAAGGATTGGGAGAAGACAAGAAAGTGGCTTTTGTCACTTGGAGCGAACTTGGACAAAATTGTAATCACTAAAAGAGTATAAGGAGGGATTATCGTGGACGATAAATCAAAAATTGATAAAGCCTTGGAAATACTGGAGTATATCATGGAATCAGACCCAAGAACGCTCCGCAATCCAGAGTGTGAAAACGCATGGATTTATGATAAGATTCACGAAGCTATTCTGATACTAAGGTTTGGTCGAGACAGCTTTTTAAGCTATGAAAAGGAGGGACGTCACTCATGACAAAAGAAGAGCGAAACGAAATTAACCCAGAATTATGTGCTGAAGGGCTTAGATATATTCTTCACAAATACACGTTTCTATTCGATTATTGTGAGACAGCAGTCGTTGTTGGAGCGATTGCATTATTACGGGACAAGAATGACAATTATCCGTATCAGGCATCCGATGATGCATGGAAAGACAAGATTCTACCTAGAAAAGAACCGGAAAGGAGAACCTAATGGGAGCATGGTGGGTGTTTGATATTTGGAATTACTTTGACTTTTCAGAGAGAGTCAAGGTCTGGGCCGGCAACCGTGAAGACGCAGAAAGATACATTGAAAAAGTAAACGAGTACCCGGTTAAAAAGATCGAGTGCCGTGGTGGGTATACGTATAATCATCCTTCAACCGTCTCGGATCCGATCAATGACTGGCTTAACAGGATTCCGATTGTTTGATATTCGCTGAAAGGAGTGATTTGTTTGCAGTTTCTTGAGGTTATTGGGCTTGTCGTAATCTCGGCCATAGTCTACGCACTGATTACGTTCGGAATCGGGTGGCTCTTATCGAGTAATGATCCGGAAGAGGATACCGAGCTGTTCTTCATATATGTCTATGTGATTGGAGCGCTGCTGTTCATCATGATGGTCATGATGTGGTACATGCAGGTGCCAAGTCCCTTCTCGCAATAATTACAGCTCATATAGTGAAGGCGTAAACATAGAATACTAAGGAGGTTATCATGGCAGAGATATACGACTTCGAACGCGGCTGGCAAAGTCGAATCGAGAAAGCGTCCAAGGTTGTAGAACAGGCGTGTGAACGCGGAGACGCAACCGATCTTATGGACGACATCGCTAAGATGCTGAAGGAGGTGGCATCCGACAGCCGATACTACGCAGAAATGAGGGACAATCAGGTCAAGAATGCGCTTGAATCTGAGAAGAACGCTATCGAAATCGAACGCAACGAATCGACCGCAAAGCTTGAAGCGGAGCGGAACGAAATCGAGCGGTCGAAGAACGATCTCGTTCAGGCTCAGTCAGCGCAACAGGCCAAGTCCGACAAATGGAAAATCGTGGTATCACTGATCGGAACTGTCGCCGGACCGGTACTTAGCGTGTTGTTCAATAAGTGGAAGGAAGACAAGCGTCACGAACGTTTTATGATTTCGTCTGATGCTGAAAACAACCACGGACATAGCTACATCACGAAAACCGACAGAGCCGTCGTTGACGAAGCCCTTAAAGATGACTCGAACGTGGACACCGGTAAGGGGTTCAAGTTTCCGTTCTTCAAGTAACAACAAGAGACCTTGGTTAGAAATAATCAGGGTCTCAATATTTTTGCCGCAATAATTACAGGCCGTATAGTGACACAGTAGTCTTTGTAAAGAAAGGAGATCGAAAATGAACGAGAAGTTTAAGGAACTGAAAGACAAAATCGTCGAAAAATGGGAGAAGTTCAAGGGCTGGCTTGGAAGGGCGTTTGCAAAACTCGGGTTGTGGATCGTTGAAAACCCCGACAAAGCTGCAACCGTCGCTGGCTTGGCGGTTACTGGTGGCAAATTGGCCATCAAAGCAAAGCGCAAGCACGATGAGGCAGAAAGAGTAGAGAGACGGTTCTACGACCGGCGAAGCGACACCTATTCCTGGTCTGTGCGGAAACTGAAACCCAGTGAGAAGAGAGAACTCGAGACGAGATACCGTCATGGAGAGCTTAAGAGCGACATACTTTCAGACATGGGATTACTGAAATATTGACAGCAAGGAGATCTTGGAGCAAACGTTCCAGGGTCTCCATTTTTTGATATTCGGAAGGAGCAATCTATGGAACTCGACATGTACAAGGTTTATGAGCTCCTGCTTAAGCATCCACAAATCGAGATGAAGATCGACATCGAGCTTAATGGTCTTCAGATCAGGGTAATCAACTACGAAGACCTGACGCAGAAATTCGTCATTTTGAAGCCTGACGAGATGCTTAAGATGCGAGGAGGAAAGCCGATCATGGATATTGTGAGCAACATGATCGAGCGAGTTGCTAATGGGGAGGGTTACTAATGGCACGACATCGATACAAGTATACTGGGCCGGTCACAAGTTTTGGACGGCTTGTTGCGGAGGACTGGACTGGCGAAACCATGGCCGAAACAAAAGCCAAGGCGAAGAGCAATTTGATATATCGGTGCAAACGGGACATGCACATGCTGCCGAGCGCTAAGATTGAGTTTTCAGGAGTTATTGAGAAGGTGACTGTCGATGTTCATCAAGTGCGTTCCTGGGCCTTGTAAAAACTGCCCAGATAGAGAGATCAAATGCCACGCATTTTGCCCACGGTATGCTGAGTACCGAAAGGGGATAGAAAACATTCGAGAAAAGGTGCTGTTCAGGCGCCTGATGGAAAGGAGACGGTAATGACCAAGCAGAAACTCGGATTGATATTCACTGGAATAGCAATCGGCGGGACTATCGTGACAAACGTAATCACGGCTATGAGGACTCTTAAGTACAAGGAGATCCTCGAGGAATGCGACGGAAACAAGCCAAAAGCCGTCGCTAAGACCTACTGGCCGTCATTGATATCCGGAGCGGCTACTATCGGTGCCATTACATTGGCCGAGAAGGCAAATCTGGCCGAAATCGGAATTCTGACAGGATCTTGTGCGTTCCTGGCGGCAAAAGCTCATGGTCTTGAGGATGCTATCGCAGATCGTGCCGATGAACAGATACTGGAAGATATCCGTGAAAACGAGCTCGTACAGTACATTAAGCTTCCTGGTCCTTCGGTTGAGGAAACTGGTCGTGGAGATGAGCTTTGCCTCGAAGCATACTCTGGACGATGGTTCAGATCTTCTAAAGAAGCTGTGGATAGAGCCGTTGAGGAATTCCAGAAGATGCATGACGATGGATATTACCTCAGTATGAACGACCTGTACATACTTCTCGGGATCGTGGAGACAAGGTTCGGTCATGACTACGGGTTCCCGGCAAACGACGAATACTTCGAGAAACACATCGTCGTGGACGTTGACTACTACGAAGGCGTTAAAGAGAAATTCGGCGAACCTGTACTGGTAATTGATATTCTGACCGGGCCAATCGAATGTTGGCAGGAGTTATAGTTATGAAGGTCAAGCTTAGTGGACTGTTGTTCTTGCTGTCTGGTTGTATGCTGGACAGCGACTGGCACTGGGAAATCGTGTTTATTGTGTGTGCTCTTAGCGGGATCGCATTTTTTACAGCCCTTATTGTAGGTATAAATAATAC